CCACAAAGGAAGGAACATTTAACCATGTTCGATTTAATAGAAGTAAACACAGACTTAAACGTTATTGAACATAACGACCCATCAAACATTGAATTGTTTATCCGTCGCGGCAGTGTCCGGCGGGTGCCAATCGAAGCAATAACCACACGGGCTGATAGTTTTGATTATGCCAATCAACAACCCGTCGAAGTGTGCGAACCCGTACCAATGCCGGACTATTCAGCCTTACAAAATACCGCATCCGGTGCAATACTGAAAACAAGGCCAATCGGCAAAACTTATAATCTGGTGCCGCATGATAAGTTATTCCGGCGGCAAGCCGAATTGCTGAATGAGTCGGATTTGCCTTTGTCGAATGTAAAGGTAATTGATCGCGTTTATGACGACGGGCTTCGAGCGCATCGAACAATCCACTTTAACGACCTACAAACCACAATTGGGGATTCCAGCGACCGCGTAAACTGTCGCATGGATGTTTTCAATTCTGTTGATATGTCATGGAGCTTTCAAATATTCAGCGGGGCATATCGTGACCTTTGCCGCAATACGTTGGTTTTTGGTGGTGAAAAGGCTTATCACCAAAAAGCAAAACATACTAAAAACTTGTCCCCAGATGCATTGATTAGCAAGGCGGGTGGAAGTCTGGAAATGTGGACAGGCCAGCGAGATAAGATGAACTTGTGGGCGGGTGCCAAGCTTACTGATAAAGCTTTCGGTGATATTTTGGCGCAATCTATCTGTTTCAAAAACACACGAGCAGCACAGGCAGAACAAGGTAATCAGGTGAATGAATCCCTAATGAATCACTTGCTTTATTTGTTCGATAAAGAAAAGCGCGAATTGGGCAATACTATGTGGGCGGCGTACAATGCTTTAACTCACTGGTCTACCCATACGCAGGAAGCGTGGACTGATCCAAAAACAGGAAAAGATCGCGTGTCTGGTAAATCAACTCATAACGTCGCCAATACTCAGCGAGTGAGAAACGACAAGGTGCGGCAGGTGCTCGAATGTCCAGCGTGGACATGGGCAGAAAGTCGAGCGGCGGCGTAATGGGTGAAATCATAGCAAATGTTTACAAGTGTGTTTGGATTGTCGCGCTTGTTCTCTTGATCCTAGCAATCCTATAAGGAACTAAACCAATGTCTAATATTCCAACCAAACTAGTAACTGAATTTGCCGAATTGACCAATCGTATTGAGGAAGCAATACGGCAAGACGAACGGCAGAAAGTATTGACCCAGTTGTCTAAGGAACTGTTTGCCGATAAGAACGGGGAAAAGACACGCGAGGCGGCGCGATCCGTCCGGCAGCGGCGGGGCTTTCATGCCAATAGTAAGCTTGGCAAGCTCTATCGGTGCCTTGCCCGTCGCACGTATGCCGTGACCAAAAACACGCTAATTCGTGAAACTGGTATGACTAAAGGATCAGTTTATACGGGCATCGGTGCGTTGCGGGAAAAAGGTTATAAGATCGAAACCGTTTTTCGTAAGGGTGCCAAATCAGCTTACAAACTGGTTGCGTAGTCGGAAAGCATAGTGTAACAATCTAGGGGACGGGGCAGCTTGTCCCCTTAACCAATAGAAGGAAACAAACCAATGATTAAATCAACTCTTAACATCAACAATGAAACATTTAACGACGACGAGGCAAAGAAGCTTGTTGTTATGACTTCCAGCGAACAGGCGATTATATTAGGGCAGGTTGAAGCCCTTGAATATCAGATTAAAGGCTTGAAGGAATTGTTGCGCGGTTATGGCTTCGATCATTACACGTTCTGCACTGATTCCCCGCGCACTGTGGCGCGGCTCCAGTTAGCCTACAAGCCGGAAACAAACGACTAGGTTTAACTCTTACCTCCCTAGACTTAACCCGCTTGGCTAGTCCGGCGGGTTCTTTTTTTGCCTATTGCTTGAATATATCCAATCGGCTTGAATTGGCGGGATAAATCGCGGGTTGATATGCGGGTGATTCAAGCGCAAATCTACCGTCTATCTGTCAACTAAATAATAATCGGCATATAAAACTTGTCGGCCTAGATAAAAAATTTTGACAACAGGCGCGAATATGCGGGGATATTATGGCGGGGACAAATCCGGCGATCTGTCAACGCGGGGCATCCTTGGTATTGGCAATGAGATTTCCCCGATTCGGGGTCGCAAGGGCCACCCGGGGGGTACGGGTACCTGTTAGCAATGCCCCCAGCAATTTTATTTCTGTAGGGTTATCGATATGGCTAAGAAACAACTCCTCTGGGGGTATCCCAAAGGGGTACAGGAAAGGATTTCCCAGAAAGAAACCCCTACGCACAGGCGAAGGGGCTTGATGGGGTGTATTTCCCGGCAGGACTTAGTCCTATCATACAGTCGAAATGCGGTTTTGTCAAGAAAAAAGCTCCAGATTGCCTCATTTTTATTTTTATTGTTGACTTGCAGGTATATAATCGGTATACTTGGGTTGTGGGGCTAGATAAATCTAGCACATCCCGACAATTTTCCTCTTGACTTGTACCAACAGGGCGATGTAGGCTAATTAATCGGTCCCACAACTATTAGAAAAGAACAAAATCCCATGTTTGAAGCATCCCTACTCGTTTGTTTAGCTATTTCTCCCGAAACTTGCAGACAATTAGACGACACGAAAGGTCCATACCCTACAGAAAGCGAATGTAAAGCCCGTGTAGACGAAATGGCAGAGTTTGCTACATCAGCTAATCTGTTTGAATTGGACATAAAGTGGAAATGTAACGGACTGGACGGACTGAAAGTCAGGTTTTATGAACCTTCTACCTCAACAAAGACAAAAAGACCGACAGCTTACCCCACAACAGAACCAGTTTCTAGAACTTCTCTTTGAAAATGGTGGTCAGGTCACCGCAGCAGCGGTGGATGCAGGGTATTCACGGGGTTCAGCCGCGTGGCTAAAGTCAACTCTATCCGATGAAATCATCGAACGCACAAAGCAGGTCCTTGCAACCAACGCTCTAAAGGCCGCTAATCGCGTTATAACGACCATAGACAACCCCGCCCCAGAAAGAGGTGATGATCTACGCCTCAAAGCTGCAGAGTCGCTCCTGAACCGTGTAGGAGTGGCAAAGCAGGAACAAATCAACCACAATGTAACCGCCATTCATGGCGTAGTGCTGTTACCCCCTAAGAAAGAGGTAGTGATCGATGGCTGAAGATAACAGAAAACTAATGGGAGCCGCTCTAGCTGGTGGTATCGCTGGTGCTGGTGGTGCTGCAGCTATAGGTGCTAGTACCTCTATTAGAGATAGACGTAGACGACGTAAGCAGGATGCAAGTGAAAAAAAAGCATTTGAGCGAAGACAAGCAACTAAAAAAACTCAAACCAAAGTTAAAAAACAAACTGCAGAATTTCGACTAGAAAGATTGCAGAGGATCAAGCCGTCTGATTTAGACCCTAGAGATCGTAAAATAAGAACCGCCTACATAAAAGAACAAAAAAATATACTAAAAGGTTTGAAACCAAATCCAACAGCAAGTATTGCAAAAACGATTGGTTTGAGATCACTGCCCGGAATAGGTGCGTTTCTAACTGCAATTAGTAGTACACCTGTAGGTGATGCAACTAGACAAAAGGGCTTCAAACAAGAAGCCTTTAAACGCAAGCCTACAACAAAAAAGAAAAGCTAAGAATGGCTGACCCTACTTGGTTACGTCGGGCAATGAACCCCGACACCCCAACTACCTACGCAAACGAAACCGTGCGAACAATAGACTTTGAAATCGACGGTAGGCTGTTTGTTGCTCCGACTATACGGCGAGAAAAAGAGGGTTTGAGTAGACTGTCCGACAGCGAAGCAATAGCCGAAGCTATACGCAGAGGAGACGCTATACCTGTCCCAGAAGGAATGACAGGACCGGAGTTCTCTAAGCTGATCAGTGATCAAATAAATTCTTCAAGGAAGCATCGTGGCAGAAAAGCAAACGGTTCAGCCGAAACCCGCTAAACGAACGTATCAGCTATCGACTGCTGAACGTGCGCGAAGAGCAGCCCAAAAACGGCTACGTGAAGCAAAGAAGAAAGCCGAACAAGCCACAAAGAAAGCTGAGACGAAAAGAAAGAAAGCCCGTGATCTTGAGAATACTATTGGACGAGTTGAGAAAGCTATCAAGGGAACGGATACAGCAGTCATTGACATGGGAGATATCTCCGTTCTACCCGCGTCCGTTTCCGATCTTGTGGGAGATTCCGAAGTTGTTTTCAAACCTAATATGGGACCTCAAGAGGAGTTTCTTTCGGCGGGTGAAAGAGATGTACTATATGGTGGTGCTGCTGGCGGTGGAAAAAGTTTTGCGTTACTTGCCGACCCATTACGTTTCTGTCATAACCCTAATCATCGTGGTCTTCTTCTTAGGCGCACTCTCGACGAACTAACAGAACTAATCGACAAATCACGCCAGCTTTACACAAAAGCTTTTCCCGGGGCGAAGTTTCGAGAATCAAAATCCACATGGGTCTTTCCATCAGGAGCAACCATGTGGTTTACTTATTTAGACAGAGACAAAGACGTTACCCGATTTCAGGGACAGGCATTTAACTGGATAGGCATTGATGAGATTACCCAATACCCCACGCCGTATGTGTGGGACTACTTGCGTTCCAGACTTCGTTCTACCGACCCTGAACTTCAAGAACACCTGTACATGCGATGCACAGCCAACCCCGGAGGCGTAGGTGGCTGGTGGGTCAAAAAGATGTACATCGAAGGAACTCCCGAAAACAAAGCATTCCCTGCTTTTGATATAGACACACGTAAAACGTTTGTTTGGCCTAGCGGTCACAAAAAGGCAGGTCAGCCGCTCTTCTTCCGAAAGTTTGTTCCAGCGCGGTTGACAGATAATCCCCACCTCATGGCTGACGGTCAATACGAGGCTATGTTGCGTTCGCTCCCAGATGTCGAACGGAAGAGACTTCTCGAAGGGGATTGGGATGTGGCAGAGGGAGCAGCCTTCCCAGAGTTTTCACGAGTGAAGCACGTAGTCGAACCATTTGAGTTACCGACTAACTGGCCTCGCATACGAGCAGCAGACTACGGGTACTCTGCACCATCGTGTGTCCTGTGGGGTGCAATTGACTGGGATAACAATATTTGGGTATACAGAGAACTATACGCAAAACACTTGACAGCAGAGCAATTAGCTGATAGAATACTAGAAGCGGAACAACTTGACCCGTTACCTCACTATACCGTACTCGATTCCTCTTGTTGGAACAAGACAGGATTTGGGCCATCTATAGCAGAGGTAATGATGCAGCAGGGAGTTCGTTGGACTCCTTCTGATCGTAACCGTATTCAGGGAAAGATGGAGATACATCGTCGTTTGGCAGATGACCCCTATTCACAAGAACCACGTATACGTTTCTTTTCATCTTGCCAGAACATTGTGAAACAAATAGCTGGCATACCACTCTCTAAAACCAATAGCGAAGACGTAGATACTAAATCTGAAGACCACGCATACGATGCACTCCGATATATGTTGATGACACGAATGAGTGGGTACGCTTCAATACACCAGCAACTAGGCGCAATCAAGAACCACGTATACAAGGTTCAAGATGAAGTATTTGGATACTAAATGAGTAATAAGGTACTTGATAAACGAGTAGAACAATTCAATCTCATAAAAGAGAGTTTGTTTCCTGACGGAGTAATTACCCCTGTGTCTGAAATACAGGAGCGTATAGCTGCTGGAACGCACACCATTCGAGACGGATTGATTGCAAGGTTCTATGCTAAAGGTATAGCGATTGATCCGGGGCTTTTAAAACGAGACGAAACAAAAGAATTTGCAAAGGCTATGCAAGAATCGTTTCCGGTAAGTGGTGGATCACCCAGTAGAAATGTAGATGGATTTGCAGGTGTACTTGGGTTAGCTTCCCGAAACAATATACCTTTAGACTCTTCGTTTGCAGAGTTAGATCAAGCTTCAAAAAGCACAGATTTTAATGCGGGTATACGTACAAAAATTGTATCACCAATAAGAACAGATGTTACGTCTGTATCTGAAGGTAAGTTAGTAAGACCATCAAGCTCTTCCGGCAAGAAAAAACTTTCAAGGGGAGCAGTACCCCCCGGAGTTCTTAAAGGAATAATGGATGGTATTGGTGACATACCTGATCCTATTATGCGGGATGCAGTTGTTGCTAGTATGTTAGGACTTCGTGGTACAGACCTCTCTGGTATAGCTACAACAGCAGAACTTGCTGAAGAAACTTTTCCTGCCCGACCTTACTACGATCCAGAGACGGGAACGTTGATATCTCCTGATCCTGAGTTACCGGGAAAGGGCCGAAAGGGAGCAGGACCGGATAGACCACTTGGTCCGGTTATGAAGCAGATAATGGATCGTAGATATGCTGCTGCCGTAGACGGAGAGTTGTTTCCAGACATAGATACAAAAAAAATTGCTGCAGCCCTTAATGAATATGTATACCCAAAGATAGACAAAAAAACATTAGCTGTACTAAAAAAACAACCTAGTGGGTACACAGACATTCGCCGTATCGTGGCTTCAGCAATTGCTAATCAACTAGGTGACCCTCAAGCAGCAGCAGAAATTATCAGTCACACTGGAGCGGATGGGGCTGAGAAAATTGATCGTGTAATGACAGGATTCTACACAGACGTAGAAAACCTAGACTCACTAGAAGCACGAAGGTCTGCACTGATTGGTTTTGAATCTTTGATGGCAGACGCTACTAATTCATCAAATGCTAAATCTCTTGGTCAATACCTTAGACTAGGATTACCAGAAGAGTTTAATGCTGAATACCCAAAGTTAGAAATTAAGGGTTCAAAAGTTGGTTCTGCCGTACAGGTGACAGAAGCTACATCTGAACAGATTGAAGCTGGCAGACAATTAGACTTGGCTCAGACTAGTGAAAAAACTGAAACAGCTAGAGCCAATGCACAAAGAAAAGGTAAAGATGCAGACCTTGATACGATTGCACGAGGCGAAAATGCAACGGCGGTTGCAGAAGCAGAACTCAAGTTAAAACAAGCTGGAAAAGAAGTAGCACAGGCTAAGACAGCAGAAGCAACTGCACAAAAAGCTTCCGAATACAACAAAAGTGGTGGTACACTAGATAAAATCATTGACTTGTACGGTAAGTTGCCCGGACCCGTTCAAAAAGCAATTCCTATTACGGGTACTGTTGCCGGACTTAGCCAAGTACCGGAAGTACAAGCCAGCATGTCTGAACAAATGCAAGACATGGGAATCTCGAAATCTATTGCTGATCCTGTAGCATCTGTAGGTGCGGGGGCTGATTTTTTAATTGGGGAAGTTGCTCAAGTTGCTCCTAGCGACGTTGTTTCAATGGCACAATCAATACCGGAACAACCCAGTATGATGCAAGCAGCAGAAGCAAGACAAGCTCAAGTTCAAGATGTAGGTGATGAGTTTGGTAACCTTGATCAACAAGGACAACCAGTACCTTCCGCTCCCGTAGATATACCTGATCCGGTTCCGTCTCGACAGGGAATGCTGGCTGCAGGTGGAGCAAGAGAAAGAGTTAACCAAGCAAGAAAAGCCGCGCTTGCTGGTCAAGAAACATCAATGAGCGGTTCCTTTCTAAATTAACCCATAGGGGAGACAAACCTATGCCTGACAATAATTACAACTACGGTGCAGCATATGTAATGAACTCTGACAAGGTCAGCGTTGATACAGATGAAGGTGCATCAAAGCTTTACCGTGAAGGTCTGGAGTTCCCAACTCGCGTACAGACAGGCCCAATGATAGAAGATATGCCAAAGCAGCAAACTAAGCCAACAGTAGAAGCATCTCTATTTAAAATGGCTGATGACAGACCTCAAGGCAACAATTAAAGGTAAATTATGTCTGAAAATTTCCTACAACCTCCAGATGATAGTGAAGTTGTAGTCGTAAATCCAGAAGATGAAATGCCCGGTCTTGCCGCGCACATCCGAAGTAGGTTCCAAGATTCTGAAAATGGTCGTTTTGCTTACGAGCAACGTTGGCTAAAAGCGTTTAAGAACTTTCGTGGTATATACGATTCAACAACACAATATAGAGACACAGAACGTTCTAAGGTGTTTATTAAAATCACCAAGACAAAAGTTCTGGCTGCTTACGGACAGATTATTGATATTCTGTTCGCAAACAAAAAGTTTCCGTTGGTTGTAGAGCCAACTCCTATTCCCGAAGGTATTGCAGAGTTTGCTCACATGCAAACCCCGCTTGATGATATCATCGATCCCTACGGATTTGAAGGGGACGGAAGAACCTTAGAACCGGGAGCGTTAGAAGCTTCTGCACCTAATGGTGACTTCTTAGGGGGATTATCAGACAGGTACAATGGTGCGCCTCTTGTAGAAGGGCCATCTTTAGCCGGAGAACCCCAAATTTCTCCTGCACAAAAAGCTGCCCTTAACATGGAGAAGGTCATTCACGACCAACTTCTTGATACAAGTGCAGTCAATGTATTTAGGAGTGCTATCTTTGAAGCATCTTTACTAGGTACAGGGGTTGTAAAGGGGCCATTTAACTTCGTTAAAAGAGTCCATCAATGGGAGCGAGACGAAGAAGGTTCTCGCGTGTATTCTCCTTATGAAAGAACTGTTCCTCGTATGGAACATGTTTCTGTGTGGGACTTTCACCCTGATCCGGCAGCAACAAGCATAGAAGATTGTGAATACGTCATACAACGACACCGTATGAATCGTTTACAACTTCGCAACCTTATCAGCCATCCTTACTTTTACAAAGATGCTATTGAAGAGGTTATCGCAAAAGGATCAAACTACGAAGACAAGTACTACGAAGATACTATTCGTGAAGACGAGACTGAAGCATACTACCAAGAAAATAGGTTTGAGGTCCTTGAATATTGGGGAGTTCTTGACGCTAAGTTTGCACAAGAAGTTGGAATGGATATTCCTGATGGATTGGACCCCATTGACCAACTACAGGTAAACGTATGGGTATGTGGAAATTATGTTCTTAGGTGTGTCTTAAACCCATTTACTCCTGCGCGTATTCCTTACCAAGTCTTTCCATATGAAATCAACCCGTACCAAATATGGGGTGTTGGCGTAGCGGAAAACATGGAAGATGCACAGATGTTAATGAACGGTCACGTTCGTATGGCAATTGATAATCTATCTTTAGCTGGTAATCTTGTTTTTGACGTAGATGAAGCCAGCTTGGTTCCCGGACAAAACATGGACATATTTCCCGGAAAGATATTCCGTCGTCAGTCAGGGGTGAGTGGAACAGCAATCAACGGCCTTAAGTTTCCTAACACTGCACCTGAAAATATACAAATGTACCAAATAAGCCGACAGCTTGCAGATGAAGAAACAGGTCTTCCGTCAATCATGCACGGTCAAACAGGAGTAACGGGAACAGGCCGTACAGCTTCAGGACTGTCCATGTTATTAGGTGGAGCAAGTTTATCACTTAAGACTGTAATTAAGAATATAGATGACTCATTGCTGAAGCCTCTTGGAGAAGCGTATTTTCAATGGAACATGCAATTCAATGATGACGCTCCTGATATTGAGGGTGACCTAGAGATTAAACCACGCGGCGTAGCTGCCGTTATGCAAAAAGAAGTTCGTAGTCAAAGATTAACTACTTTGTTGCAGACCGTATCCAACCCAATGTTAGCACCATTTATTAAAATACCAAACCTCATGCGGGAGCTTGCTATAGCTCAAGACATAGACCCAGATAGCTTGGTCAATGACGTAAGCGAGGCACAAATATTTGCAGAAATGTTGAAAGGATTAGCAGCTAATGCTCAACAAGGAACAAGCCCGGAAGGTCAGCCCGTTGGTGACCAACAAGCAAGCATGGGACAGTCTGGAGGAGTACCTGCAGGAGCAAATCCAGATGACGCTTCGGGCGTTGGTGGGGGCCAGATCGGAACTGGAACTGTTCCGGCTGCAGGGGAAGATAACTTCACTGGAAACGCTTAAGGGATTAAGAAACGATTATGAAGCTTCTGTTAAAGCAAAGGATGTAACAAACCGATGACCAGCCCCGCCGCTCAAAAATATATAGATAGTGTAAGTCGTGCGCCGTTTGCAGGATACGATGACTCAGCTACTGTTAATGTTCCAAACCCGCTAGTAGATGATCGTAATAGATCGTTTTTACAGTTTCTTTCGTCAGGAAAAGGAAAAGGGTCTGGGAGTAGTGGTAGTAATGACGGCGGTGATGATGGTGGCATGTCTCCCGAAGAATTTGCTGAACAAGAAGCATACTTTAAAGACAATAAATTTGCTGGTGTATATACTAAGGATAAAAAATACGACGATGGCATAGGGGGATGGCTCGAAAAAAAGATAGATCAAGCTTTTGCTCCTAGAGTAAAGTTTAACAAGTTAACTCAAACTTACCGCGTTACAAACCCCGGTGGAGCAATAAATTATATGCTGGGACCATTGGCTCCTTTTGTTGCAGCAGGATCGTATGTTAGTCAAAAGAATTTAGAAAACATACAAGAAAAAACTATTGCTGGTAAAGAGGGCTACGGAATTGGCATGTTAAACAATGCAATTTTAGGTATGTCTCCCGGTCTATTTGGGCTTGGTACTGTTAATTCAGGAGCGTATCCCCCCACTCCCCGGGGAATTAGTGCAGCCAGACACCTTAATAACATCCATAGTGCGCTTGAAGCACAAGCTAGTGCAGTAGAAAAAGGAGTAGCAATACCCGACATAACAACTGCTTACAATGTAGCTACATATGGTGATGAAAGAGGTTCAGACTTGGGTATAGACTATATTGACGGAAGAACTCGTGGTTCTGTTGTGACAAGTCTAGTGCCTAATCCTTTAGGATCACAATATGGATACGTAAAGGCTCCCGTAACAAGTGGGGGACACAGTGGCTTACCTAAAGGTTTTGTGACTCAAGGACGTTCTGGACTTTCAGGAACAGCAATTTACCAGTCAACTTTAGGCACAGATTTTGGAGACGACTACAACACAGATCCGTCAACATTTACCAATAACACAACCTCTATGGGAACAGACTTTGGGGATGATTACAATCAACCTTCTGTAAACACCTCTACATACTCCGCAAATATCGGTGACAGTAGATACACTGCTGAAACTGATAATGATTACGGTGGCGGTGATGACGGCGGGGGTCAAGAGAGCGGTAGCAGCACCAGTGCTAGTGACGGTATCGGTGACGCTGGTCAGGGTGGTCCGGGTGGTTACGGAGAAAGTTACGATAATATATTTAAACTTGGCGGTCGAGTCGGTATGCGAAACGGCGGCGAAGCATCTACACAGATGGGCTTCATCAACAAAGACCCTCGCACCGTATCTGATAGGCAGGGTATAGCAGACAACAGGTTTACTTCTGTACCACAAGGTTCGTTTGTAATGAACCAACCTGCAAATGAAAGATATAAGAATGATCTTGACTTAGTTCTTGGTGATGCTGAAAAACAAGTGGGGCCAGCCCGTAACAACGGGGAAATGATAGACGTAGCTTTATCTGACGGCGAACGTTTAATACGTCCTGAAGTTGTGAATTTTATAGAGAAGAAGTACGGCGGGGGGTTTCTTGACAACATCAACAATACAGGTAAAGCTGAAGTACAACGCCGCCAAGCTAAATACGGAGATAAAATAGGGGCAGCAGTTGGGGGCTTACAAACAGACAGGGGTTTTGTACAACAGTTAATTGGCCCTGATTCTCCCACCCTTACTGGCCCTGCTCCTGAAGGATCAGCCCCTCTAAATTTAGAACCTGTATCTCCAGATAATGATCAGTTTTTTGGTCGCAGGTTTGGGGATATTAAAAAAGCCATTCAGAATGTAGAAATTAAAGGCTTTGAAAAAGATCCCTATATATTTACAGGTATAAAAAAGAAAGGCAAGGCATCTTCAGCGTTTGGACCAATGCAAATTACAGCCAGCACATTGAGAGATATTAAAGATCGAAGTCCTTTATACAGGACCCTCAATCAAGAGGCTAAAGAATATATTGATTTACTTATTCAACAGGGGGACGACAAAGTTAACATTGAAAAGTATGGTTCAATGTATAGAAACAAAAAGAAGATAAAGACCCCTACTGAAATTAAAAAATCTTTTAATAAGTATGGTAAGGGAAACATACCCCAAGATCTACATGAAAAATACTACGAGACAATAGCAAACATTACTTTGCGACAAAAATTAAACGACCACAACTCACTGGAGAAAGCTTTGGCATCTTACGGTGAGGGCGATAGCTACGCCCGGAAAGTACTTCGTGGTCTTGACTAATCGTCAGCTACCCGCATAGCGGCCCTGACACAACCGACGCGGCTACCCACAGCCATGTGGCCCCGCAAGATGAGGTAAATAAAATGGCAAAACAAGTACGCGGCATTCGTGCCAACAAACCAAACGACTCTTTCGGAACCATAAATAGTGAAAGCTTATACAAAGGCGACTATCGATCAGAAGTCTACGAAGACGAAGAGGATACCCCTGAAGTAGAAGCAAGCGAAGAATCCGAAGATACAGAGACAAAAGAACCAAGCTTTGTAGAGACAAAACAAGAATCGCCAAATCACGATTACAAGAAACGGTATGACGATTTAAAGCGACACTACGATACAAAACTTGCAGAGTTTGAATCTGAAAAGAAACAATTGCAACAGGCATCACAGGCAGCTAATGTCCCATTGCCCAAGACGATTGAAGAGTTGGAAAAGTTTCGTGAAGAGTATCCTGATGTATACGGAGTTGTTGAGACTGTAGCGGCTATGCAAGCCGAAGAAAGAACAAAACACCTACAGTCAGAACTACTTGAAATTCAGGAACGCGAAAAGGAAACTGTGGTTCAAAGTGCATACCGCGAACTGATGAACGCTCATCCAGATTTCATAGAAATTAAAGAGGATGAAAAGTTCTTAACGTGGCTTGGCGAACAACCGGAATCTATTTCGGATGGTATTTACAAAAACAATACCGATGCTCGTTGGGCTTCAAGAGTACTTGATCTGTACAAAGCAGATGTTGGTATCTCAAAAAAGAAGAAGACCAAATCTAATGAAGCGGCAGCAGCCGTAGTAAAGTCCTCTAAAGCTAAAGACGTTGTGTCAGAAGTAGGGGGCGGTGAAAAGAAGATTTGGAAAGCTTCGCAAATCGCCAAGATGAAACCGTGGGAGTTCGAGAAGATGGAAGCTGAACTCGACCAAGCACGGAATGAAGGGCGAATCGACTTAAACTCCTAAAACCTCAAAATAGAGAAGGAATGGACTAATGGCATTCAATAGTGCTTCAGGTCATAATAACCTGCCTTCCGGTAATTTTGCACCGGAAATTTTTAGCCAAAAAGTTCTCAAATTCTTTCGTCGCGCTTCGGTTGTTGAAGACATCACGAACACTGACTACGCTGGCGAAATTGAAAACTTTGGCGATACAGTTCG